AAATATTAATAATTTTGTAAAATATGCAACTTCAAAATTAAAATTAAAAGAAGAACCAAAAATTCATTTAATAAAAGATAATAATTATGCAAATGAAAATTCTTCATTGGGTGGTTATAATCCCGAAACAAAAGAAATCGTAGTTGTAACAAACAATAGACTTTCAGCAGATATTTTAAGAACAATTGCACACGAATTAGTACATAGAAAACAAGACGAATTAAATTTACTTACCAATCCAGCAGAAAATGGTAAAACAGGTTCTCCAATTGAAAACCAAGCTCACGCGGTTGCAGGTATCTTAATGAGAAACTATGGTAAGATAAATAAACAAATATATACGGAAGGATTACTATTAGAAGGTGGAGCAGCAGGACACTTGGCACACCCATTTGAAGACGAAGATTTGACTTTTAACGATATGAAAGAAATGATTAACAGAGGCCTTATTGGAGGATTGGATAAAGAAGCACCTGTTAGTGAAAAATTAGATGGTCAAAACATAGCATTTAGTGTTAGAGATGGTAAAGTAGTATTTGGTAGAAACAAAGGACATGTAAGAGATAGAGCAGCAAACGCATTGGATACAAAAGGAATATACAATCAGTTTAAGGGTAGAGGTGGAATTGAAAAAGCATTTGTAGGAGCATCGGAAGATTTGCAAGCAGCAGTTAAAAAACTATCACCACAACAAATTAAAAAGATGTTTGGTAATGGTTCTAAATTTATGAGTTTAGAAATTATATTGCCAGAAACACAAAATGTAATACCTTACGGAAAAACTGTATTGGTAATGCATGGAACAATTACATATGATAAAAACGGAGAACAAATAGAGCGTTCAACTGAAGATGGTAAAGAATTTGCAGAAGCAGTTAAAAAAGTCGGCGCAGATAGACAAAAAACATTTGGTATTGAAGGGCCAAAGACAATAGCATTTAGTGATGCAGACGCAAAAGAGTATACACAAAAAGCAAAAGAATTTAATTCAACACTAACTGCAACTGCTGGTAAATTTGGTTTATCTGACAAAGCTAAATTGGGAGATTATCGTAGAGCATGGTGGGAGAATGAAATAAATAACCAAGAAAATAAATTAGGTATTAAATTTTCTCCATCACAAAAGAAAGGATTAGTTAATAGATTTGCAGATGGTGATAAATCATTTGGAGTAAAGAATTTTGAAGAAGATGCACAAAGAAATTGGTTTAGAGATTTTGAAACAAACCAATTAGCAAAAGCACAAAAACAAATGATTAAACCAATTGAGCATGTATTTTTAAATGCAGGTGCTCAATCGTTAAAAAGAGTAACCAATTTCTTATCATCTAATAATCCAGGAGCAGCAAATGCTTTAACAAAAGAAACCTTACAATCTATAAAAGGAATCAAAGATAGTAAAGATATTGATAAAATTGCAAAACTACAAGTTGAATTAGAAAGATTAGAAACGATTGGAATGGATAAAATTGTCCCATCAGAAGGTGTGGTATTTCAATATAATGGAAAACCATATAAATTTACTGGCCTATTTGCACCAATAAATCAAATCCAGGGAACTTTTAAATTTGACAAACCTAAAAAGAAAGAAGCCGCAGCCGTAGCAGGAAACGAACAACCAAAAGAAGAAGGTAAAGGAAAAACAATCGCAATATTTAGTGGTCGTTTTCAACCATTCCACGCCGGACATTATAGTATTTATAAATCATTAGTTGACAAATTTGGTAAAGATAATGTTTATGTAGCATCATCAAATGTACAAGACCCAATCAAATCTCCATTCACATTTAAAGATAAGAAGGAAACTATGACTAGAATGTTTGGAATTCCTCCTAAAAATGTAGTTCAGGTAAAAGACCCATACAAACCGGTAGAAATTTTATCAAAAGTTCCAGATGATACAAAATATGTAACGGCAGTATCTCAAAAAGATGCAGAAAGATTAGAAAAGGGTGGAAAATATTTTAAAAATTATAACAAAGTTCCTGATGATAAAAAGAAAGGATACAATGATGAAGGATATTTTATTGTTGCACCAGAAATGCAATTAAATGTCGATGGTAAAAATATTAGTGGAACACAATTAAGAGCAACATTTGGTAGTAATATGTTGAGTATACCTGAAAAGAAAAAAATATTTCAACAAGTATATCCTAAATTTGATAAAGATGTTTTTGCTAAAATAGTTGCAGTAACCAAAAAAGCAGAAGTAGCTAAAAAAGCAAAAGAAACAAAAGTTATACCTGTAAAACAAAAATTAACACCAAAACCAAAAGATAAAGGAGTTAAAAAATCGGATATTAAAAATAATAAAAATGTCCAAAAAGTATTGCAAACAAAAATTAAAAATCCAGAAACAGGAAATTTAATTTTAGTTAAATCCGCATTAAAATATGATGATAAAACAAGAGTTAAAAAATTAGCAGTATCATTAGTAAAACAAGCTTTAAGAAAGTAATTTATTTTTAAGAGATAAATTTGATATATATTATAATAATAAACAGTTACAAAAAGGAAGATTAGTATGGCAAAAAGAAAAAGTTTTGACGAAAAAAACAAAAACATTCACAAATCTCGTAAATTAATTATAGATACGGTATTTGGAAGAGAAGATAATAATCAAAAAACATTTGGTTATGAAAAAGAAGCAGAACAAAAAAGAGAAGTTGGTGAAACTTGGATAGATGAGGATGGTAAAGAATGGAGACAAGAGAAGGGATTTAAGACAGTTGTTAGTGAAATGGATGATGTTAGAGATTTCTTACATAAACTCAGTCATTGTTCTTCAAAAGATTGTAAGACGGTTCCATATAGTTGGGCAGATAAAAAATTAATTAGTAAAACAGGAATGTGTACATTTTGTTTAGCTAAATTTGAAACTCAATTGAGAGCAGACGGAACATTTCCATTTTATGAAGATTATAAAATAACTAATAATAAACTCAGTTATATTAGAGACTACAAAGATAAAATGGAAGAAGCATTGGATGGTGTAAAGGAACAATTAGAAATAGTTACACAAGAAGGTAAAGTTGAAAAATGGACATGGGAAGTAGATATTGAAAAAGTAAAAACTGATTTAAAAAAAGATATTGATGGTGCGTATCAAGCCATTGAATTATTAGTAGAAAGAAAAAGATTATTAGAAGAAAAATTAATAGAATTTAAACATCCAGAATTAATTAAAAAATAAATTATGAAAAATTTAAAAAACATTGCATTATTAGTATTAATTGCAGTAGTAGTTTTCCAACAATGTGGTGGAAATAAAAAAGGAAAAGGTGAAATTGTAAAAATTGATGGTAAAAAATATGAACTTATTAAACATGAAATCGATACATTTGAAATAGTTAAAACAAAAGTGGTAACTAAGAAAGGTGAAGATATTTATCATGAAACAATTAAGGAAGTAAACATTCCTACAATTATAGATACTCAGGCTTTATTGCATGACTATTTTGCAAAAAATATATACAAAGATACATTACATTTACCAGATAGTTTAGGAATTGTATCTTTAATTGATACGATTACTCAAAACAAAATATTGGGTAGAACTTTCAATGCAAGTGTTAAACAAAGAACTATTAAAGAAACTACAATTGTAAAAGAATTACCAAAGACCAAAGTATTCTATGGTTTAGAAGGTGGATTTAATAAAGCAGATGTTGTATCTCATTTAGGATTTGGGTTTTTAATCAATACTAAACAAGATAAGATGTTTCATTTAGGTATTGGTGTTGCAAATAGAACAACCGATGGTACAAGTGGAGCATTGGCACCTTATATTGGAGGTGGTGTATATTGGAAATTGAAACTTAAAAAATAATGGGAGTTCAAGGGCAACCTAAGAAAACATTAAAAGAAATAATACATGAAGAATATCGTAAATGTGCGTTAGACCCCATTTACTTTATGAAGAAGTATTGTATTATTCAACATCCGGTGAGAGGTAAAATACCCTTTCACCTTTTCCCATTCCAGGAAGATTGTTTAACCGACTTTAAAGAAAATAGATTAAACATTATTCTTAAATCTCGTCAATTAGGATTATCGACTTTATCTGCAGGATTTATTCTTTGGAAAATGTTATTCAACCAAGACTTTAATGCATTGGTTATTGCAACAAAAGTAACAGTAGCAAAAAACTTAGTTGAAAAGGTTAGAGTAATGCATGACCTACTACCAATTTGGTTAAGAGATGGTGGTAATAGTTCAGTAGAAGATAACAAACTTTCCCTTAAATTAAAAAATGGTTCACAAGTAAAAGCAATCGCAAGTTCTCCAGACGCAGGTCGTTCGGAAGCCCTATCTTTATTAGTTGTGGATGAAGCAGCATTTATCAGAGATATTGATGAAATTTGGCTATCAGCACAATCAACTTTATCAACAGGTGGTGCTGCAATTGTATTATCTACTCCAAATGGTGTGGGTAATTGGTTTCATAAAATGTGGGTCGATGGTGAAAGTGGTTCAAACGGATTTAATAATATAAACTTACATTGGACAAAACATCCAGAAAGAAATCAGGCATGGAGAGATGAGCAAACTCGTATATTAGGAGTCAAAGGAGCATCGCAGGAATGTGATTGTGACTTTGTTGGTTCAGGTGATACGGTAATTGACCCAGCATTGTTAACATGGTATAAAGACACATATGTAATGGACCCGGTTGAAAAAGGTGGATTTGATGGTAACTATTGGAAATGGGAACACCCAAATTATAATAGAGTGTATATAGTAGTTGCCGATGTCGCTAGAGGTGATGGAAGTGACTTTTCAACATTCCAAGTAATTGATATTGAAGATAGTTCACAGGTTGCAGAATATAGAGGTAAAATTGAAACAAAAGATTTTGGAAACTTTTTAGTAGCAGTTGCAACCGCATGGAATAACGCACTATTAATTATAGAAAACTCAAATGTAGGATGGGCAACTATTCAACAAGTAATTGATAGAGCATATGGTAACTTATTTTATATGAGTAATGACTTAAAATATATAGATGTTGAAAAACAAGTATCTAATAAGTTTTATAGAGACGAAAAGAAATTGGTTGCGGGATTTGGAACAACAACAAAGACAAGACCTCTTATTATCTCAACATTAGACACATATATAAATGGTAAAGACATCCTCATTCGTTCTCAGAGACTTATAGATGAACTATTTACATTTATTTGGTACAATGGTAGAGCAGAAGCAATGAAGGGGTATAATGATGACTTAACGATGGCATTAGCAATTGGACTTTGGGTTCGTAATACAGCACTTCGTTTGAAACAGGAAGGAATAGATTTGACAAAGACAATGTTGAACTCAACGCAAATAAGTCAATATACTGGATTTGTATCAACCAGTCATTTAAAATCAAATCCATACGAAATGGATATGGGTAAAGGTGAAAAAGAAAATTTACATTGGTTATTAGGATAATTATATATTTATATGTTGAAACTATTATAATATGAGACTGATTAATTTAATTCCGTTAAAAGAACAATCCCCTTGTTGGAAAGGGTATAAACAAATTGGTATGAAAGATAAGGGTGGTAAACAAGTACCCAATTGTGTACCAGTAAATGAAGAAGCACCGATGAACCCTAATACAAATCAACCTGGTGGGTATTATGGTGGTGGTACGATGGGTGAAGAAATATGTCCGGATTGTAAAAAACCAATGCAACAATGTGAGTGTGGAATGTATGAAGATAATGATTATGATGAATTGGATGTAGAACCAGAAGAAATTGATGATTTTATTAAATTTTTAAAAGCATATAAAAATACATTAGATGAAGGTGGTTGTCCATGTCTTTATGAAGCAGAATATCAAGGAAGAGAAGTAAAATTAGGACATCCAATGCAAGGTGATGTTAAAAAATTTAAAGTATTTGTAAAAAATCCTAAAACAGGAAAAATAATTAAAGTAAACTTTGGACAAAAAGGAATGAAAATTAGAAAATCAAATCCTGCCGCTAGAAAATCTTTTAGAGCAAGAATGCATTGTGATAATCCAGGACCTAGAACAAAAGCAAACTATTGGAGTTGTAGAAAGTGGTAAATTTGGAAATGTGAAAAAAATTCCTTATATTTAAGGATAATATAAATAACAATGGCAGACAAAACAATATTTAGTAGATTACAGAAATTATTTTCAACAAATACTATTGTTCGTAGAACAGGACAGGGAACTAAAGTTATAGATACCGATGAGTATCAAAATATGACTACTAACTTAGTTGACCGATTTATGAAATTAAAGGTTACAAACTATGCAACGGGTCAAATTGATTCATCATTAGCATATCAACAAGTTCGTATTGATTTATTTAGAGATTACGATTCTATGGATATGGACCCGATATTATCATCGGCATTAGATATTTACGCAGATGAGACTACTGCAAGAAATGAATTTGGACAAGTATTAAAAATTCATCATCCAGACCATGAAATAAAACAAATATTAGAAAATTTATTTTACGATATTTTAAACTTAGAATTTAATCTATGGCCATGGACAAGAAACTTAGTTAAATATGGTGATTTTTATTTACATTTAGAAATTGCAGACCAATTGGGTATTATAAATGCTGCACCATATTCTCCGTATGAAATTAGTAGAGTAGAAAACTTTGACCCACAAAATCCACAAAGAGTAAAATTTATATATTCACCATACCAAAATCCATTGGGTTCATATGGTATGGCTGCAAAGAAAGAATTTGAAAACTATGAGATGGCCCACTTTAGATTAAATTCAGATTCAAATTTTTTACCATACGGAAAATCTATGGTAGAAGGTGGTAGAAGAATTTGGAAACAATTATCTTTAATGGAAGATGCGATGTTAATTCATCGTATTATGAGAGCACCTGAAAAAAGAGTATTTAAAATTGATGTAGGTAATATCCCACCAAATGAGGTTGATAACTACATGCAAAAAATTATTAATAGTTCTAAAAAAGTTCCATTTGTTGATGAAAAAACAGGTGATTACAATTTGAAATACAATGTAATGAACTTAATTGAGGATTATTATATGCCAGTTAGAGGTAACGATAATGGAACATCTATCGATACAATCAAAGGAATGGAATATAATATGATTGATGATATCAACTATTTAAAAAATAAGTTGATGGCAGCATTAAAGATTCCAAAAGCATTTTTAGGATATTCCGAAGATTTAAATGGTAAAGCAACATTAGCAGCAATGGATGTTAGATTTGCAAAAACAATTGAAAGAGTACAAAGAGTATTGATTTCAGAATTGACTAAAATTGCAATAGTACATTTATATGCACAAGGTATTACCGATGATAGATTAACAGACTTCTCATTAGAGTTAACAATTCCATCTAAAATATACGAACAAGAAAAAGTTGAATTGTATTCATCTAAAGTTGCATTGATTACACAAATGCAACAAACTAAACTATTCTCTAAAGAATGGATGTATGAGGCAGTGATGGGTATGGCAAAAGATGAGCAAGATGAGTTAACATTAGGAGTATTAGAAGATACTAAGCAAAACTTTAGATTGACTTCAATTGAAACACAAGGTATTGACCCAGCAAAACCAACAGGAACCGAAGAAACAACAAATGTAGAAGAAGAAATAAATAGAATTAATACGGAATTAGAAGAAGGTGGACAAATAGGTAGACCAAAAGACCCAAGCCGATATGGTAAAGATGACCACCCTGAAGGACGTGACCCATTGGGAATTAAAACATTAAAACAAAAAGAAGGTTCTGTAAAATATAAGCCAAGAAATAACTACGAAGAGATATTTAAAGATATGAATGGCAACAAAAAAACTATTTTAACAGAAGATTTAACAAAAAAGTAAGAAACCAATATAAAAATATATTTATATCTGACAAACTATAAGAATTGATGAAAAAAATAAAACATTCCAAGTTTAAAAATACTGGATTTATATTTGAATTATTAGTAAGACAAATTACATCAGAAATTATGTCTGCGAATAAATCGGTAGCAGAAAAAATTTTAAAAGAACATTTTAATTCAAAAAAAGAATTATCAAAAGAATTAAAATTATATCAATATTTGATTAACGAAAAGTATAATTCGGAATCAAAAGCAGAACAATTCATCAATACAATATTAGAAGCTAGAAAAAGATTAGATGAAAAGAAATTAATAAAAGAAAAGTATAATCTTATTAAAGAGATTAAAGAAACTTATAATTTAGATGAATTTATTAAATCATCGATTTCAAATTACAAAACATTAGCATCTATCTATAAAATATTTGAAACAGTTATCAATGACGAACAATATGACCCAACGGATGTAGTTAGTTCTAGATTTACAATAGCAGAAAATATAATCAATACTTCTATTGAAAATAAAGATGTGAAAATTAAAGATGCAGTTTTAGAAGAATATAAAAAACAAGATGATGATTTAAGAGCAGTATCTTATAAATTACTAGTAGAATCTTTTAATTCAAAATATAATAATCTTACTGATAATCAAAAATCTTTATTAAGAGAATATATTAATAATATTAATAATACTGGTAAATTAAGTGA